TGAGCGGGACAAGGCAGGCGGCGCAGGCGGCGCCCACGAGCGCGACGAGAGCGCCAGTCTTCGCCGGCGCGCGCGAGGCAGCCGGTTGCGAGTTCGGCATCGGAGCCTCCTTCAGAAGCGGTAGATCGTCCACGGGCCGGGGATCGCCGGCAGCATCGTGGGCGCGAGAAACTGGACGCGCTCGATCCCGCGCCGGTCGTAGGCGAGTGCCAGGCCGAACAGACGAGCGAGGCGCGCGCGGGGATGCTCGGTCAGGGCTTCGTCTCCTGATGGAGGCGACGTAGCTGCTCGGCCTGTTCGGCGGTCACGGGCGGCGGCGTGCCGGTCCACAGTTGCGCGACCGGCTCGGCGTGCGCGGGATCTGAGCGCGGCGCCGGATCGGGGGCCAGCGGCGTTGAGGTGGCCTCCATTCCGAGCAGAAGCCGCATGGCGGCCTGGAAGCGGTCCTTCAGCGCGGCGGTGAAGAGCCGCTTGCCCAGCTCGCGCAGCGTGCCCGCCACCGCGCCGAAGCAGACACCGGCCATGAACGACAGGCCAGGCCCGAGCCGCTGGTCCACGATCGTCACGAAGGCGCCGAGCATGCCGAGCAGGATGAAGCTCGCCTCCGGCACGATCTTCGTGCCCGAGTTGAGCAGCGGCACGCGCACGAGGAACGCCGCAAGGATGCCGATGATCGCGGAGGCGGGTCGGAAGTCGAGGCCGAGATAGGTGACGCAGCCGGCGCAGGCGGCCGCCGCCACGGCGGAAGCAGGCGGGCTCATGCCGCGTGCGCCAGCGTCCACTTGGCATAGGCCATGAGCGACGCGATCAGCACGATGGTGACGAAGATCACCGCCGGCATGCCCAGATGGTGCCAGCGGTCGAAGCGCGAGATCGGGCGCGGTGCGGCGAGTGGCCGGTGCGCGCGCAGCACGATCACGATTGCCGGGTAGATGCAGACGAGGATCGCCATCCAGCCCACCACCACCGGCAGGGAGGCGATGTCGGCGAGGCGCTTGGCCGTGAGGATTATCGCCATGCGATCTCCTGTCACCTCGCCATAGGCGGACATGTAGAGCACCTCGGGCAGGCAGCGCAGGAAGGCCGCGAAGCCGCAGGTGCCCATCATCAGCCGGAACAGCAGCAGCGCCGGCGTCGGCGGCCGCTCCTTGCGGTCGCGCCAGATGTCGCGGCCCATCCAGCACGCGACGATCCCGCCGAACATCATGATCGACATGAGCGAGCCGAGCGCGAAGGCGTAGCGCACGGGGCTGTTGTCGAAGCTCGCCGGATAGGGCGAGAGCGCCGTGCTGATCGCGACGACCTTGGCTGCGACGGGTTCGGCTGCGGCGCGCGCGCTCATTGCGCCCGCCAAGAGCGGTCGATCATCTTCGGCCTCGCATGGTTAAGGATCGGCCGTCGCGGCCGTTACAGGGACAGGTAGTCTACGGGGGTGGACCACCTCGCCGGCGCGCCGCTCACCGCTCCCCCGGGCGGCGCGCCGGCTACTTGGCCACGGGCCGATGTTGCTATTTGGCAACGTCCGCAGCCATTGATGCCAGCTTCTCTGGCGCGTCTTCCATGATGAACGGGAAGTTAATAAACCTACATCGGCGAGCCGTAGGCGACTGGCGTGTCCCTTCGGCATCCCGGGGAGTGGTTGCGATGAAGGTGGAAGAGACGTTCGCCGAGTCGGTGGCGGCGCTGGCCGGAAGTGCGGCGGGCGTCGCAGTCCTAATGTTCAGCTTATATCTATTGCTGGTCGGCCTAAGCGATGACAGCGTCAGCCCTGCGATGCTGCACTTCCGCTAAACGGCTGCCGTTGGCGACGGCGGCCGCGGGCATCACCGCAGCGTCGTGCTCGCCCACGCCGTCACCGGCGCGGCGAGAGCCGGCTGCCCGGTGGGCGACGGGTGTTTGCCGCCGATTGAGATCAGCCCGACAGTCACGCCATCGACGATGTAGCGCCCGGTCGGAGCGGTCGCCCCGCCATCCTCCACTGCCGCCGCGAGATCGATCACGCCATCGATCGGGATTGTAGCGATACTCGGTGCCGCGCGGCGGAAGGTGTTGATGTCCTTCCGCACTTGGTCGTTCGGACCCGCCGTCTGGCCGGCGAGCGTCAGATAGCCGTCGGTGGAGGACGGGTCGGGCCAGATCGTCGAGGTGTAGACCTTGCCGACGCCGGCCGCCTTGAGCTGATAGGCAAGCGTGACGGTCATCGCGTTGATCGCCACCGCCGTCTGGCCGTTGGTGACGTCGTTGATGCCGAGTTCGATGATCGCGCTGGAGCAGCCCGACCGCCCCGCCATCGCCACGCGCGAGTAGTCGCGCTGCGCGTAGCTCGCGGTGCCGAGAAGCGCGTCGCCCGCGAGCGCGAACAGCGTGTAGCGGACGCCGGCGGCGTTGAGCCCGCGCGCGAACGGGCCGGTGCCCCAGTAGGCGTCGCCGACCTCGTAGTTGGTCGTGGCGAACGCCACGTTGAGCGTCGCGCCCGTGCCGGAACCTCCGGCGAGCACCTGGCCGGACGTGGTCGGCAGCGACTGGTTCGTGTTGTTGTTGACGTTGGTATAGTCGCCCGCGTCGATCTTGCGCAGCGACGAGATCGCGCCGCTCGTCACGCCGGTGATGACGAAGCGCGCGTCCGCCGCCACCGCGCCGGCGGTCGCTCCCGCCCGGCCGAGCGTCATGATCGCCCCGACGTCGGTCGCCAGGAAGCCAGAGCCGCCCGCCGCGATCGAGTAGGTGCCGACGCCATAATCCTGCGCGCCCGCGCCGATGCTGTCGGTGAAGGCGCAAACCGTGCCCCGCGCCTGGTTGACGGCCGAGCTGCCGCTGACCAGCGCCGGCCTGAACGCGCTGCCGGGGAAATCGACCGGCGCCGCGTAGGCCCCGGAGCTGCTGGTGTCCGCGACGCTGGTGCCGAGCGCGAAGACCGCGCCGGCCGAATAGGGCAGCGGCACGCTCAACCCGAAATAGCCCGAGGCGGTGGCCTGGTAGGCGCGCAGCGACACGAAGCAGGCGCCCGTCGCGCAGGCGCCCGGCGGCGTGATCGGATCGGTCTCGGTGGCGAGCTGCGAGATCGTGCCCTGTGCCGTCACGTTGACGGTGGCGGTGGCGGTGGCGGCCACCGAGAGCGTCGCCGCCGTGCCGCTGAGCGCGGCGATCGTCGCGCCCGCCGGGATGCCGTTGCCCTGGATCGACTGGCCAACCGCGAACGCGCCGGTGGCGGCCGTCAGCGTGGCGGACGTGCTGCCCGACGTCGTCGCGGCCGAGCCGGTCGCCATCGACTGCGTGGCGCCGACCTGACAGGTGGGCTTGCCCCCGCAGGTGACGGGGATCAGCGTCGGGGCCGGGGCGGCCGACCAGTTCGCGTTGCCGGGCGTCGGCATCGAGCCCGTGTTGGCGGCGACGGCCACGAAGACCGGGCTGTTGTTGTTGCCGAAGGTCGGGTTCCAGCTCACCTGGTCGCCGACAGCATAGGCCCTGGTCGGGCTCCACGGCGCGGGGACGGCGGCCAGCGTCATGTTGATCGACGCCGGACCCGCAAGGTCGGTCTCGCCGAGCGTCGTGTTGACGTAGCTGCCCGACAGCGTGATCCGCGTGTTGGGCCCGATGCCGTCGGGGCACCACAGTGTCGTCCGGCTCGACGCCTGGTTCTGGGTGCCGGCGCCCGAACCGGATGTCGGGAACGCCGCGCCGTTGCACTCCGGCACCGCGCCGCGCGAGGCGCGTGCGCTGATCTGCGCGATCTGGCTGGCGCTTGCGCCGCCGCTGCCCGCGATCTGCGCGACGGTCGCGTTCTTCCAGCCGCCATCCTTGAAGACGGGCAGCTGCTCGGTGCCGTCGATGGCTGACGCGGGCGGGTAAGACAGCGTCTGCGCGGTGATCGGCTCGGCTACGCACGAGGCGGCGGCGAGCACGCAGAGGAGTGCGGACAGGCGGCGGCCTGCCCGAGAGAGCATGGTCATGGCGATCTCCGATGGTGAAGAAGGGGGCGGCGGCGCTGCGCCGGTTATTGGTCGAGCGTCGGCCTCAGGCCGCTTTCGCCTCCAGCGCGGCGAGGCGCTGCTCCTGCGCGGCGGCGCGCTGCTCCTGCGCGGCGGCGACGAAGGCGTTGAGCTCGTCGTAGCGCAGGCCGTAGCGGCTGCCCGCCGCGCGCGCCGGGATGGCGGGTATGAGCGGCATGGCCGGCACCGCCGGCTTCACCACGCGGCCGTCGGCGTCGAGCTCCTCCGGCTCGGCCTCGACGGCGGCGACCTCGGGCCGGCCGGGATCGGCGTCCCACTGGTCCCAGCAGCAGATGCCGTAGGCGTGCGGATCGAGACCGTGACGGGTGAAGATGTCGAACACCGTCTGCGCGCCATAGCCGACGTGGAGGCGGGCCTTGTCGGAGCCCTTCTCGGCCACCGAGTCCTTGAACTGGTAGACGACGACGGTCGCGGCGATCTCCTTGGCGACTGCCAGTTCGACCTCGCTCAACGCGCCGCGAATGACCTTCTCCTCGACGTCCGAGGTGTTGATCGTCGCGCTGCCGGCGTAGATCTGCGAGAGCCGGTTCGCGGCCGTGCCCGCGCTGTGGCTGTTGTCGGTGCGAGGAACCAGGTCGCCCAGGAAGTTGAACGACCCGTTGCCGTCCGCGTACCAAAGCAGCTTGCTGCCGAGCGTCAGCTCGTAGCGGACGGCCGTGGCGTTCAGGCCGAGATAGCTGTTGCTGTCGAAGTTGATGAACGGCCCGTTGCCGTAGGCGGCGTAGAAGTTGGCCGCGAGCCGCGTGTTGAAGAACATCGCATCGGCCGCGCCGGTCGCGGACCCGATGTAGAACTTCCGGTCGCCGTCCTTGTAGATGCCCCAGTAGCCCGAGGAGCGGTCATACTGGACATAGGCGCCCTTGCCGAGGTTCAGGTAGCCGTTGGTGTTGAAGTCGAGATAGGTGTCCTTCTCGCGGCGGATCGGGCCGTTGAAGATCGTCTCCTGATGCCCGACCTTGTGGACGAGCGCCGCCTCGATCGCGGCGAGACGCGCCTCGATCATCTCGATCGACACGGCTCGCGGGTCGCCCGATCCGATGTTCGGGTAGGCCGCCTCGATCTGGAGCCCGGCGAGCACCACGACGAGCCCGAGGCCCGTGCACATGATCTGCTCCTCGCGGCCCTGCCCGCCGCGATAGTAGCCGCCATAGTCGTTGAGGTTGTCCTCGACCCAGAAGCTGGTGCCCGTGACGGTGCTGTATTCCGGACCCGCGAAGTCGGGCGTCACGCAGCCATTCTGGCTCACCGCGAGCGCGGCCTGGGCGGCGTTGTAGATCGCGATCCGTAGCGAGTTGTCGGGATCGGCGGCGATCGCGCCGTCGAGGAGGACGTGCCGGACGAACTCGCCCAGGTAGAAGTGGTTGGCCCAGGGATCGCGGATGTTGCCGATGATCGGCTTGCCGTTGAAGGTGCGGCCGAAGGCTGTGGGCAGGTCGTAGACGTTGGCGATCGATTGCGCCTCGGCGAGGTACTTCGCGGCGCCCGTCGCCTTGTAGAGATAGGCCGACAGGACGCCCATCATCTGGGTGCCGCCGTCGAAGTAGGAGGTCATGTTGCGAACGGGCGCGCGGTTGTTGCCCGCGAACCAGTAGCCCTGATGGTAGGTCTGCCTGGCGTCGTAGGTGTGGCAGTTGGGATCGAGGTTCGCCGACGCGTAGTAGATGCCCTGCGCGGGCGCCGTCGCGGGGTTGATCGGATCGGTCGCCGGATCGGGCGTCCGCAGCATCGCGAAGGTGAGGTCGAACAGATCCTGCGCGTACTGGAGATATGCCGCCCGCAGCGGCGCCGCGACACTCGGTTGCTGCGAGACGTAGATCGCGACGATCCCCATCGGCAGCTCGTAGGTGCTGTTGAAGTAGCCCTGAGCGATGTTGCGATCGTAGGTGAGGCCGGTCGTCGTCCACTTGACCTCGACGCCACCCGGCGTCGCGACGCCATAGTCCTTCGTGGCGGCGCCCGGATCGGGGCTGAGGAACAGGTTCTGGATGACCGCGAGCTGCTCGACGAGATAGCCGAGCGCGGTGGCGTCGCCGGTGACCTCGTGCACCTGCCGCAGGTAGGTGACGTACCAGCTCGCGTCGTCCTGGGTGTTGTAGAGCGAGCCGAGCGCCGCCGCCGTGCCGAGCTGCTGGGCCGAGAACTTCGCCTTCATGTAGGCCCACTGGCCCGCGATCCGGTTGAGCAGCGTCGGCGACGGCGCGACGAGGTACTGCTCGTACATCGAGGCGTGGTAGCAGGCCATCTGCCACATGCTGGGTAGGCCGAGCGCGGGCGTGGGGATGCCGTTGTTCGGCCCGCCGTCGCCGGCGGTCGGGATCAGGTGGTTGCCGACGGTGTCGAAGAAGCGCCGGTTGGCGGCGGCGCGCAGGCGCGGCCAGCCGTTCGCGATCGGCGTGATCGGGGCGGTGGGGTAGCGCGTAACGTGCGGCACGCCGCCCGGCGTCACGCCGTCGCCGGTCACCATGCGGCCGCCGTCAGATACGTCGACCAGCCGCTCGCCCTTCAGCAGCACCGAGTTCTTGTAGCCGGGGGTGCTGGCGTACACGCCTACATCGCGATTGCTCACGCCGCCCACTCCCCGCTCGCGCCGCTGCCGCCACCGCCGCCGGTCCCAGCGGCGCTCGCGGCCTTGACGATCGCCTCGATCGGGATCGCGACGGTCTTGCCGTCGACGTCGCCGAGGACGAGGTCCTGATCGGCCAGGTCTCGCCTCGGCTGCGGATAAGAGGGGACCATGCCCATGGGCGCGCTCCAGATTGCGGCCGACGCGCTCGCGCGCGGGCCGGAGGTTTCGTCGACGATCGAGAGCCGGCTTCAGGAGCCGATGGCGATCCAGCGGAACGCGGTGCCGGCGCCGGCCGCGACGCCGGACGTCGACGACGAGTAGACCGTCATGCCAGCCAGGCCGTGGTTGCCGGTGCCGTGGAAGGCAGTCGGCGGCCCCCCGGCCTGGTTGCAGGCGAGGCTCACCGCGACGCCGCTCCTGAACGGCGTCGCGAAGCCCACGCCCTTGGCGCCGCTGTTGTCGCCATGGACGTCGTTGCCCCAGTTCACGATCAGTCCCGAGGGGAAGATCGCGCTGTTGCCCGAGATCCGCGGCATGCTCTCGCGGACCTGGGTGAGCGAGCCCTTCGCGAGCTGGGAGCCGACGCCCAGCACGATGTTGGCGAGCTCCATCATGAGAATGTTGAGGAAGTCGGCCGACACGACGGTGGCCGGCTGCCCGCTCACCGGGTCGCCCTCGCTGAAGAAGCCCGGCGAACCCGCGGCGGCAAGTGCCGGCATCGCCGCCACGGCGGTGGCGTCGTCGATCTTGAACATGGGAAGCCTCGGATCAGCTGGAGAAGCGGAGCACGGTGTGCGCGGGCGCGATGCGGCGAAGCTCGCACTCGAGGGCGGCATGGCCGCCGGCGCTGGAGACGAGCGCCTCGCCGGCATGGCTGCGGCCCGAGCGAAAGGCCGCGTGATTGGCGCTGGTCGCGTCGGACCGGACGGTGACGAGCCAGGCATGCGCCCAGGCGGCCCCGAGGAGGCGTCCTCCCGCTCGCGCGCAACCGGCGCGGAACGGCGCATAGACCGTGATCGAGATCTCGAAGCCGAGCGCGGCGGCGAAGGCGGTGAAGCGCGCCGCCGACTGCCCTCCCCCGCCCGTAAAGCGCGCCACCACCTGGTCGCGACGCTGGTCGTCGGTGGCGTTCGGCACCAGGCAGGGGTCGGGAAGGCCGAAGCTCTCCTCCCACTCGGCGAGGAGCGCGCTGGTCGATGCGGGGAAGATGTCGCCCAGCAGCGCCACCGCGCTGGCGTCCAGCCGCTCGAGCGGCGACATCAGGCTGTCCATCACCTGCGCCTGCACGGTTCCGGGCTCGAGGGACCAGACCCGGCCGCGCGGCATCAGCGCGCGCGCCGCCGCGCCATAATCGGCGGCCGAGTAGCGCGCCGTCATACGAAGCTCACCGCTCCAAGTGCGTTCAGATAGCCCGGGCTCGCCGCGACGTTGCCGATCGCGCCGGGCCCCACGACGCCGTTCGAGCAACCTATGGCGGTGATGATGAAGCCGGCCGCAGCCGGGATGCGCGCGATCGCGCCCTCGATCAGCGACAGCTGCGTGACGCCGCCGGGCGCCGCATCGACCTTGAGCGCGTCGGCGATCGCCTGCCGGATCAGCGCCTTCGTCGCCGCCGGTCCGTTCAGGAAGCCCGCGATCGAGAAGTCGACCGCGTTGCGCCCGGGTGCCACCGCATAGACCAGCGCCGTCACCGGCTGCACGGGGTAGATCGCGTTCGCGACGACGAGCTGGTCTCCGGACGCGGTCGCGTCGCGCGTCTCCGCCGTCGCGACACCGTTCGTGCCTTGCGGAAAGCCGTCATGGGCGGCCTCGACCTCGTCCATCATGAAGTAGACGGTGACGGTGCCCGGACCCATTCCGTTCGGAGACGCCCAGGCCCGGGTGACGCCCGGCGCCTCGAGCGCCCAGTCGACATAGTCGGCTCGCGCACCGCCCTGCGGCGGCGCCGCGTAGATCGCCAGCGTGCGCGTGCGGAAGTCCTCGTCGGCCTCGACATCGGTGCCGCCGGCGATCGCCGCCGCGACCACCGCCGTGGCGACCACGCCGGATCGGCTGACCGCGAGCGCCAGCGTGGCGCCGGCGGCGGTGTTGCCCGCCGCTCCCGCGTCCGATGCGATGACGGCCACCGTGGTGCTGCCGCCGGCGATCGTGCCCGCGACGAACGTCGCGAAGGCGGCACCATCGGCGCGCAGCAGCGGCGTTCCCGCCGGGATCTCCGAGCCGTCCGCGCCCTGGAACGTCGCGGTGCCTGTCGCCTGCGTGGCGGGCTTGCGGATCACGCCCTTCAGCGCCGCCCAGCCCTCGAGATATTCGTCCTGCGCGGTGAAGGGCACGCCCTGCAGCGCGATCCAGTCGAGATAGCCGTAGAGCCCACTCACCAGCGCCGCCAGGCCGTCCCCGAGGATCCCGAGATTGGAGTAGCGCAGCAGGCCCTGGTCGCCGGGCAAGCCGGCGGCGAGGTCGGAGGCGAGCTGACGACGGAGCGTGCTGAGCGTCGGGCGATCGAACGGCATCAGACCTCCTTCCACGCCCAGTCGAACCGGGCCGCGATCGTCGAGCCGTCGGCGCGGTGGACGACGATCCGCACGCCGAGCATGCCCGGGCGGCTCCACTCGGCCTCGGCGTCGACGCGTGCGGCGACGCCATCGTCGACGAGCCAGGCAAGCGCGTGCGTGATGTCGTCCTTGACCAGCGCCAGCACGGTGTCGGTCTGCTTCGACCTCATCCGCAGCCAGAGCCTAGAGCCGATCGGGCGATCGGCGCCTAGATCGCCCCACCATCCGCGCGGATCGTCGGAGCCATCGGGGATAGCGTCGTCGTCCCCCGCGGTCGCGTCGGTGAACAGGCTGATCAGGATGGCCGTGCCGAGATCGTTGCCGATCACGGCGCCGCCGTCCGCCAGGAACACGCCGTCGCGCACCGCGCCCACGTCGCTGTCGAGGATCGGCGCGCCGCGATCATCGACGATGATCCCGTCCTCGAACACCGCGAGGTGCCAGTCGCCGATCCCCTCCGCCGGGCTCCAGATAATCGGGATGTCGGCCATCAGACCGCGTGGTCCGTGCCGCCCGAGGCATCGCTGCCCGACTTGACGCCGCCATGCTTGTGCGCGGCGTACGCGTCGCGCAGCCCGTCGAGCGACACCGCGCCGGCGCGTGCCTCGACGTCGCCGCCGGCCGAGATCAGCCCGCCCCCGGCGATCTTGCCGGTGACATCGAGCTCGCCGTCCACCTGCATGTTGCCCGTGACGCGCGAGCTCGGCGCGTCGATCGTCACCGTGCCGCTCGCCTCGAGGCGGATGGTCGTGGCGTTGCACACCACCGCTGGCAACCCGGCGCAGTCGATCAGCAGGCCGTCGGCGGTGAGCTGCACCGTGGCGCCGCGCACATCGTAGAGCGCGCTGTCGCCGGGCTTCAGCCCGCGCGGACGCGACGCGCGGTGGCTGGTGCCGATCACCATCGACTGCGACCGCTCGCCCGCTCGTCGTGCGACGAGGACCTCGCTGTCGAGCGGCGGCACGCTGGTGAAGCCGAACTCGGTCACCCGACGCACCCGATCCATGATCCGGTCGCCGATGCCGCGTCCGGACGCGCGCTCGGTGACCTGGATGCGCTGCATGTCGCCCGTGTCGTCGACGAGCGTCGCACTGCCGACGCCGAAGAGATCCCAGATGCGCTCCATCATGGCGTCGCGTCCGGCCCAAGCACGTCCGCCGCTGCGAGCGGCAGAAGGCTCGTCGGCTCGAGGATGAAGGCTTCGCGCGGCAGCAGGGCGAGATCGGCGTGGGTGCCGCCCTCGTCGCGCCGGAACGTCACCTCCGACAGGCAGAGCATCATATCCGCAGGCATCCCGGGCAGGCTGACCGGTACCATCGTGTTCGGCCGCCACAGCGCGCCCGCGGCGTCGCGCCAACTGTCGATCGTCGCACGCGCGCTGGTCGCCCGTCCGGCGCGACGCGCCACCTCCCAGATCGCCTTGCGGATCGTGAAGGACCGAGGATCCTCCGCCACGTCGGCCATGACGATGTTGAGGCGACGGTGGCGCGCGACGTTCGGGTCCACCTCGGTGTCGAAGATGTCGCTGCCGGGCAGATCGCCCCAGGCGTCCTGCGAGATCGCGCGGCAGACGATCTCGCTGAAGCGCTGGTCGGCCGCCAACTCCACCGACCAGCCCTCGACATTCTCGCCGTAGACGATGCCGCTCGCCGCCTCGCTGTTACCGGCGTTCGCCAGCACCAACGCGCCGGCGGCGTTCTCGTAGGCGAGCAACCCCACCGCCTGGGCGACACGCTGGATGATGCTCGCTCCGGTGTCGGTATAGTTCAGGCACCAGGGTGCAGGGACCGGGTCGCCCGCTTCCGCGCCCTCGCCGAGGACGACCGGTATGCCGTAGGCCGACGCGAGCCTGGTCGCGATGTCGAGCGCCGTACCCTGGACGAGCTGCGCGGTCGGCCACTCGGCCGAGCAGTCGACGAGATCCTGTGTCCTGCCGCGTCCGATTACCGAAATCCGGTGGCTCTCGCCGTCGCCGCTCTCGATGACGCGATCGACGTAGCCGGTCACCACCAGGTCGTCGCCGAGGAAGACCTCGCAGTCAGCGCCCGCCGGCGCGATCGACACGCCCTTACCGCCCGGTCCGCGCGAGGAGAGCGCGACCTCGAAGCTGCTCGGAAAGCCCTCCGCCCGCAGCGTCACGGCAATCTCGGTCCAGCCGGACAGCTTCTCGCCTCCGATCGAGAGCGCCAGCTCGTCCAGCTCACGGGAAGGCGCGGACACCTCGACAAGCATGGTCATGCCGCGAGCGCCTGAAAGCGTGTCGGCATGAACAGCGGGCTCGCCGGGTCCGCCTGACGCACGAGCTGATCGGCGCGCGAAGGATCGCGGTAGAAGCGCTGGGCGAGCACCAGCGCCGGCAGAGGCGCCGATGCGGCGAACGTCCGGACGCGCGCGAGCTGCGCACCGCGCGCGCGAAGATCCTGCACCACCTCGACACGAAGGGCGCGCAGCTTGGCGTAGCTGACGTCGTCGCCGGCGTCCGCCGCCTCGGTGGCGATCGCATCGAGCAACGTCGACACGCGCGCGAGCAGTGCGGAGGCGTCGTCATAGCTCGACGGCTGATAGACGGCGACCGCGCGGGCGAGCGCGACGCCGGCGGCGCGGCGGAACGCGCGGCCGATCGCTGCACCGTAGGCGGTCACGCCGCTGCCGCCCGGCGGCGCGTAGCTGGCGAGCCCGATCAGTAGGCGCACCGCGTCCGCCGGATCCGCGCACGCGGCGAGCAGCGCCGCGAGCAGCGCCGCGATGCCAGCGGCGATGTCGGCGCCCGCCACCGCCGCGATCGCGGCGCCGAGCACTGCCGCGGCATCAGCGATCGCGGCGCGGTTCGTCGAGGCCTGCGTGGTCAGTTCGCCGATCGTGGTCGCGGCGGTGGTCGCGGCAGCCGCTTCGATGCCGGCGTTTGCGCCCGGCGCGTAGCGGCCGAGATTGCCCGGCAACCGTGCGCTCAGCTTCACGAGCGCGGTGGCGTCGCGACCCTGCGCCTCCACCTTGGCGATCCAGTAGAGGCCGGCTGCCTTGAGCGGGGTCGGGCTGTCTCCGCCTCCGGCCGCGAGCGCCACCGCGCGCACGACGTCGGCGGCGATCGCGAGGTCGCACAGCGTCGCGGCCGAGAGCAGGCCGCTCCCCGACGAGAGCAACGAGGGGAAGCTGCGCTTGCCGCTCTCGACGAACTCGAAGCTGATTTCCGACATGGTGCCGGCGGCGAGGTCCTGGCCGAGCGACAGGCCCCGGCACGCGACCTGCAGCACGCCCAACGTCGGGTGCGTCAGCACGCCCGAACCCCACTTCTCGGCCGCCGCCATGATGAGCAGGCGCTGCAGCTGGATCGGGCCGCCGGCGTAGACGCGATCGTCGGCGACGATGAAGCCGCGCAGGCGGAACGCGCGCGGCGCGCGGCCCATGTCCTCCGCCCAGGGCTCGTCACGCCCGGGGTAGACGTGCATCGCCACGCGGCGGCCGAGCTGCTCGTCGGTGGCGAGGACACCGAAAGGCACGCCGCGGAACGATGCGGGCAGCAGCCCATGGGAGAGCAGCGACATCGTCAGCTCCCCACTGGTGCGTGGCTGATCGCTACCGAGGGCGATCCGCGCGTGCGGCTCTTCACGGTCACTTTGTCCGGGTGGACGTGTATCTCGTGAATATTCTCGATGCGCTGCGCCTCGGCGCCGCGCCGGCGCGCCTCGCCCTCACGATTCGCGGGGCGCTCATAATAGCGGGACACCGCATCGCCGGCCGCGTAGCCCCCGGAGCTGCTCGCCAGCATGCGACCCGCACGCCCTTCGGTGTGGCGCAGCTCCCAGTCGACGAACTGGAGCTGCTCCTCGCGGGTCGCCGAACGGATATCGTGGCCGAAGACCTTGGCAAAGTTGCGCTGCCGATCGGCATGCCACTGCCCGACGCCGAAGGCGCGTCCGCTGTCGCCGATCGCCTTCGGGTTGAAGCCACTCTCCTGCTGCAGGCTCGCCGCGATCCCTGACGCCTGCGCGCGTGTCCAGCCCTTGCCCTCGAAGAAGCTCCGAACCGCGAGCAGCAGCTTCTCGCCCGCGCCCTCAATCTTCGTGGCGGCGTGGCCGATCGTCTCGGCCGCCGGCGCGAAGGTCTTGGTGACGGCGCTGGTGAACGCGGCAACGCCGCCGCGCCCGCCCGCCAGCGCGGATCGCCCGCCGTCGATCGCCACATCATAACCGCGCTCGGCGACGTCGGCGGCCGCCGAGCCCGCCACACCGAGCGCCCTATCCTTCATCTGCCCGACGATCGCGCCCTTGCGCGCGATCCGCTTGCCCTTGGCGATTTCCTCGTCCGACAGCACCAGCGCGGTGCCGTCGGCATCCTTCATGTCGGCGCGAAGCGCCGCCCCGCCGCCGGTGAACATCGGCAGCGCCGCGTCCGAGATCCCGAAGCGGCTCGCGATCATGCGTCGGGTCTGCGCGTTCTTCTGGTGTGCCAGCGCGTCGGCAAGATCCTGCGTCATGCCGATCGTGTCGAGCTGGCCGTCGGCGCCGTTGCGAGGCTTGATGCCCAGCCGCATCATCAGCGCCATGGCCTCCTGATTGCGGCCGTAACGGGCGTCGTTGAAGGTCTGCGCGATGCCGCCGAGCGCGCTGGTGGACGCCCCCTTGTCGACGCCGGCGCGCTCGCCGGCGGCGGTGAACTCCTGGAGCGCCTTGCTCGCGACGCCGATCGTCTGCGCGGTGCGCCCGATCGAGGCGGCTCCTTGGGCCCAGCCGTCCGCCAGCTTGAACGCCGCATAGCCGGCCGCAGCGACGATCCCGATCGTGCCGGCCGCCGCGACGCCGACGGTGGTGATGGCCGACGACAGCAGGCCGCCCGACGTCGCCGCCTCGCCCATGCCCGTGCCGAGTGCGGATGTTGCCTCGCGCAGCGCGCCGACGCGCGAGGTGAGCCCCGACGTCATCGAACGACCGCCGAACGCCCGGGCGCCGGCCTGCTCGACCTGAGCGAAGGTCCGCAGCACGCCGCGGGTCGCGCGCATCGTGCTGCGATCGGCTTCAGCCGCCCAGCGCCGGTTGACCGCCGAGACATGCTTGGGGATCTGCCCCAGCCGCTTCTCCGCCGCCTTGGCGCCCCGCGCCGTCTTGTCGTCGGCGGTGATCTGGATCGGGTAGACGGCGCCGGGATCGCTCATCGGCCGCTCCTCACCCGTCGATCATCCCGGCCGCCGCGCACCAGGCGTTCAGCACCGACCAGGGCCGCGTCGCGACGACGTCGGGGAGCTGCCCATAGCGCGCGCCGAGCGCGTCCAGCCGCTCCCGCCAGTCGGGCGGCCTCAGGCGAAAAAACCGGCGATGAACTTCGCTGCCTGATTGAGGTCGCGCACGCCGATCATCTCGACCGCCGCCTTCGGCACGCCGGAGACGACCGACACCGCCATGATGTCGGCCTCGGCGCCGGAGAGCTTGTCCCACTGCATGAGCTCGGCCGCGGTCGGCTCGCGCAGCTTCAGCTCGGAGAAGCTGAGCGCCGCCGGGCCGGTGCCGAGGGTCACGGGCGTGCGCAGCGGCACGGTGAGGGTATCGGGCTGGTCCGCCATCTCAGGCCTCCATCACGTCGGGACCGGTGAACTCGACCTCGAAGGTCGCGTCCTCGGTGTTGACGGTCAGCGGGTCACCGGTGCGTGTCATGTTGCGACCGATGATCGTCTTGCCGTTGGCAAGGCTGAGCACGACCGTCGCATCGACGGCGTTGCCGAGCGTGCCGATCGACACGGCGCCGCTGTCGCGGCCCTGCCAGCTGATCTTCCCCACCGCCGGCATCTCCTTGTAGCCGTGGTAGCCGTCCTGGCCGATCAGCGGCTCGCGCGAGGCGGAGCTTAGTACGTAGGTGCCGCTGCCGGCGATCGAGTGCGACTTGCCGTCGATCGTCACGGAAGCGACGCCGGCGATGCGGTTTGAATCGGCCATGCCGGTCTCCCTAGTTGAGGCGGAACTGGGCCAGCAGCGCGAAGACGCGCAGCTGGTTGATGAGCGTTCCCGGCCACAGCACGTTCACGCGGTTGGGGTTCTGCGCGTCCTTCTCGACGACGAGGTTGGCCGCGAAGAGGTCGGACCGCTGCACCATCCCGTCCGCCTCGAGCTCGCGATAGGCCGCGATCAGGTCGGCCTTGATCGTCGAGGGCGTGACGACGTTGGAGCCGGGCAGCACGCGGGTGCCGTCGGCGGCGAGCTTCACCCGCGCATATTTGGTCTGCACCACCGCGCGCATGAAGCGCAGCACGTACATGAGCAGGAACATCGTCTCGACTTCGAGATACGAGTTGTCCGCCTGCCCCGCCGCGTTCTGCTGGTAGGTGGTAATCAGGTTCTCGATCGCGATCGAGCCGTCCGCAACGACCGTGAAGGTCGAGATGCCGTCGTAGAGCAGCGTGTTGCGCGTCGTCAGGCTGAAGCGTCCGCTGATCGCGGGCGCCAGCAGCCCCTGCACCTGGATCGACTGGAGCGGCAGTCCGGGATCCTGACGCAGGCTGGCTGCCGCAGCGCCAGCGAACGCGGCAGCGATGGCGTAGCTCGGCGAGTTCATGCTGGACGGCGCGCCGACAACGGTCAGGTGCTGGTCGTTCAGGGCGGCCCCGTAGGTCGCGAGCTGCCCACTGGTGCCGGAAAAACATGCGAAGGCGTGGCCGTAGCGCTGCTGCTGCCAGGACCATCGGCCGTTCGTGTCGCTGAGCAGCGCTGAAACCGCCGACACCGCCGCTGCCTCGTTGAGCGACGTGACGATGAAGTCGAACCCGACTTCGCCGAGGTTCGCCAGCGCCGTTGTGAGAACGGGGGCGCCGGACCCTGGCGTGACGATTGCAGCTACCTGCGCGTATCCCGGCACGGGCGACTGACCCGCGGCGCTACCGAGAAGGTTAAGATTGAGCTTCAAGACGGCGACGCTGGCGCCCTTGTTCTTTGCGGTGAAGGTCACGACCGTGGGAGAGCCGCCGTCGATCGAGGCGGTGACGGGCAGGTCGGGATTGGCCTGGATGGCTTGAAGAAGCGCGGCGGCGACCTGCGGGAGCGTCATGCCCGCGGTGACCATGAAGGGCACCGCGACATCGTTCACGTAGAACCAGACGGTGCCGTTCGCGCTTGGCGCACCGGTGATGGTCACCGTGCGTACCTGTGCGACGGCGTCGGGATCATCCTGAAGCGGCAGCAGCCACATCTCGCCCGCGGGATCGTTCAGGCGATAGGCCGCCGCCATGAGGGCGAGCGCGGAGCCCGCGCCAGCAAGCTGACGAATCGCGGCATCGCCGGTGCAACGAACCGGCACGTTGGGCGCGGCCGAGCCGGCAGCCGTCATCTGGCCGATGATGAGCGTCCGCTGCGTCTCCGCCGCCGTGTTCGCCCGCGAGGGGTCGATCTCGGCGTAGAAGAGCGGGACGCGCAGGTTGCTCGGGATGTTGGCGAAGGGGATCGTCACGAGCCGCTCTCCTCGGGCGCGGGGGTGGCAGGCGGCGCGGGATCGGGCTCAATCGTGACGTCGCCGTCCTCGCGCAGCCGGATCCAGTGGAGGTTGTCGTCGTCCACGCGCAGACCCTCCGCGGGCAGCGGGCGCATCGTCTCGGGATCTCGGACCAGGCGGTCGGGAACGGGCTTCACGATCATGGATCGCTCCTGTCAGCTAAGGTCGGCGGCGAAGCCGGAAGGCGGGTAGTGCGTCGCTGCGAGCCGGGCCTCGTCGAGCTCGTCGGCCACCACCGGCGCGAAGCTCTCGGGCCCCTCGTAGAACTCCAGCGCGAGATCCATCTGCAGCGCGGCGAGATGCGTGCTGCCCGAGCCGTCGTAGCCGACCTGGCTGCGGATCGACGCGATCTGCTGGATCGCGCGGGTCAGCGGGTAGCTGTTGACTATCGCAACCTCGATCTGCCGCTTCAGCCGCCACAGCGCCGCGCCGGCCTTCGCGGCGCCGGCGTTGCGGGCTTCCGCCGGGTAGGACACCTCACCACCGATCTGGATCGTGGCGACGGTGGTGAACTCGGGCACGCCGCTGCGCGCGAGCGACTGGCGATCCTCGGTCGTGAGCCGCAGCTTCACAGCTGGATATTCGTCCTGCTGCGTCGGCCAGTCGCCCGGCAGGTAGACGCGCGCGAGCGCGTCGGTGACGTAGATGGGCGCCTGCGGCGTGCCGCCGACGACGGTCAAAGCGGCGTAGACGAGCTGCAGGAGATCGTCCGACGTCGTCATGCCACGTCCTGGTCGGCTGCATCCTGCAGCAGCAGCTTGGCATGGCCGTGACCGTCGGGGCGCACGTCGGCGACCATGAAGACCTTCGGCACCGAACGGATCAGGACACGGTCACCCTGTGCCGGCGGCACCGCGAGCGCGGCCGTGAACAGCGACAGGCGGACGCCAAGCACGGGGCGGCGCACGGTGGCGGAGGTGAGGTCACCCTCCACCTCCAGCTCCGCGCTCTGCTCGTCGAAGACGGCGTTTGTGAGATCGAAGGGGGCACCGATCGCCGGCATGTACCGGCAGGGCCTGTCCTCTCCGAACACCGCCATGGTGGCGGAGAGGACGTCGGTGTCCCAGTCGATCGCCATCGGTCAGGCCGGCTTCACCTGAACGCCGTCCTCGACGTTCACCGCAGGCCCGCCCTCGGACACGCGCCGCACGCCGTCCTTGTCGAGCACGAAGCCGAGTTCGACGAAGCGCTTGGCGTCGGCGTCGCTCAGCTCCACCGTGTCCGGATGCAGCTTGCCGTCGACTGTCCGACCGGGAGCGACGACGAAGCCGGCACCGAGCGGCTTTTCGATCGTCGCGGCGTCCACGTCGGGAGCCGGATCGGGCGCGGGCGCCGGGGACGTCGCCAGCGCGTCGAGCGGCTTGACGGGCGTCTCGGGCAGCTTGCCGGCGGTAGCCGGCTGCGGGGGCGTGGGCATGGTCGTTCTCCTCGTGAGGGCCGGATCAGAAGGCGGCGATGACGGGGTCGCAGACCAGCGCGTACAGCGACGCGTTGACCCGGCTCGGGATCACCAGCGGCGCCGACTGCATCATGATGATGGTCTGGGCCGGATCGTCTTGGATCCACGTCTTCGGCGCGTAGGCCATCGCCTTGTAGGCGAAGCGTGGATCGATGATCATGCCGAAGGCGCGCGTGCCCATCAGCTCGGGGCCCGACACGATGATCGATCCGTCGACCATCATCGGCTGCTCGACGCCGTTCGCGTCGATGTACCAGTCGTTGTAGAGCCAGAGGTCGTACTGGCCCCACTTGCCCTTGTAGATCGCGCCCTTCTTGATCTGCGAGCCGGGGTTAAGCGTGTTCCCGTCGACCGCCAGCGTCGGGTACTGGATCGCCGCCTGAACGCCCTTGGCGGTCAGGAACTTCGCCCAGGACGAATTGGTGAAGACGATGTCGGAGGCCACCGCGCCCGACAGCTTCAGCACGCGCGCGCCGAACGCGTCGATCTGCCCGACGATGTTGGTGTCCTCGCCATTGGCGTTGACGGTGGCGCCCCACTTGTTCGCGCCGGTGAGCGCGATTGTGAGGCCGGCGGCGCGGCCGAAGTCGATCACGGCGGTCTGGAAGCCGTCGCCGGCGATCGTCACCGTGCCGGTGGCGAGCGCGGAGGCCGCCATCCACTCGAGCCGGCGGTTCACCATGTCGACCTGGTCCGCCATCTCGAACTCGAGGTTGATCATCATGCGCTCTTCGCCGGTCAGCTCGCCGCCGCCGATGCGCTCGCCGATCGCGCGGCGGATGGGCTTGCGCAGGTCGGGCGCGCGCTTGTCCTTGATGTAGGCGGGCTTGAACTTGTTGGTCAGCCACTTGCGCTGCTCGACGAGGCGACCCTCCACCAGCGGAGACACGAACGGCGCCATGCGGCGCAGGCCGACGTCGACGTCGATCGCGACTTCCTCGGTGTCGTATTCGACGACGTTGGGGAAGAAGCGATCCAGCAGGAAGTTCTGGCTGGTCTTCAGGTTGGGCACGACCTGGACCAGCTCGGCCGTCGTGTAGGAGAGGTTGTCCGCCATCGGGGGCTCCGTGAGAAGGCCCGCTCAGGCGGGCGTGGGGGTTCGGGCTGCGCGCGGCCGATCAGGTCGGATCGGCGGCGGTGATCGGGGTCTTGAGGTAGATGTTCTGCGCCTCGAGCGCGTTCTGCGCGGCGTCGGCGGTGATGCCGGCGCCGAGGATGACGGCGGCCTTGTTGAACTCGCCCATGGCGTAGATCCCGGTGATCGCGTCGGCGGACGTGACGTCGGTGTCGTCCACCAGGATCGCCACCGGCGTCTGCGAGCCGTCGTTCGCCGCCGCGGTTGCGATCACGTACTTGCCGTTGGCGGTGATGCGCCCAAGCACGGTGCCGCGCTTCAGAACCACGCCGGCGGCCGCGATCGTCCGCTGCCCGTGGGTAACGATCTTCATGTCGCCGCCGATCAGCTGATCGGGAATGAAGGCGTCCTGCGTGACGCCGGGCTGGAACGGGCTGTTGCCGTAGTTGGTCGGAACGAGGGCCATGATGATGCTCCTGAGAGAGGGGGCGGCCGGTCAGCTGTGACCGGCGACCTTCTTCTTAGCCGCGGCGAGGCGGTCGGCGAACGAGGGCTTGCCGCCACCGCCGCCCGCGCCGGGACGCGCCTCGGCGCGGCCGTCCATGCGATCCGACAGGCTGCGCGCTCGCGGCGCGGGAGCGGCGCCGACGGCGTTCATCAGCCGCCCAGCCTCGGCGCTGGTGTTGCGCGTGGTGAAAGCGAGGGGCGCGGCGAGATCGGGCCGGCCCGCTGCCGCCTTGGACTTGAAGATGCGGGCGCAGCGCGCGTTCTCGCGCGCGCGACCGACCGCCAGGCCGGCACGGTAGGCGCTCGCCTCCTTGTCGTCCTTCTTGTCCTCGTCCTCATCGTCATCGTCGCTGGCGTCCGCCTCGGCGTCCTGATCGTCGTCGTCCTCCGCGGCGGCCTTGCCCTTGGCCTTGCGGCCCTTCTTGCTGTCGCCGCCCTCCTCGACATCCTCGAGCGGCTCCTCGGTGTCCTCGGCGTCGTCCTCGTTGCTGGGGCCCTCGTCATCGATCGGGGTCTCCTCCTCGGCGCGCTTGCCGCGCGCGAGGCCGGTGACGGCGAGCAGGTGGGCGAACGGGGAAGTCCCCGTCCGGGCAGTGGGCTTGGCCATGTCGGGTCCTTCCGTTGAAGCCGGGTCAGTCGAGATCGGCGAGCAGCGCGGCGAAGGCCGCGTCGGGCGCCATCACCGCGTCGGCGAGGCCGGCGGCGACGCCGGCGGCGCCCATGAAGGTGGCGGCGGCCTGGCCGCGCACCGCATCGGGGGAGAGGCCGCGATTGCGGCCGACGGTCTCGTGGAGCAGCGTGCCCATCGCATCGACGTCGGCCTGGATGGCGGCGGCGGCTTCCTCGCTAAGCGCGATCTCCGGGTTGCCGTCTGCCTTCCGATCGGCGCCCGCCGAGGTGAAGAACGTCACCTTGACGCCGAACTTCTCCAGCGCGGCCGAGAGATCGACGTGCATGCAGATGACGCCGTTGGAGCCGGTGCCGCCGGTGCGCGGCACGTAGATGCGGCCGGGATCGACCGCTGAAGCCAGCACGTAGGCGGCCGAGTAGGCGTTCTCGCTCAGGATCGCCGCGATCGGCTTGATGCCGCGCGCGCCATGGATCGTGTCGGACAGGTCCAGGCAGCGCGCTACCGCGCCGCCGCCAGAGTTGAGCGAGAAGGCAACCGCACGCGCATCCTCATCGGCGATCGCGGTCAGAAACGACTGCCGCAGCCCGTTATAGCCGGTCACCCCCCAGCGTCCGCGCAGCCACGGCGCCTCGGGCACGAGGATGCCCGAGATCGGAATGACAGCCACGCCGGCGACGAGATCGTAGCCCGGATCGTTCGACGTGCCGCCCGGCCGGTAGTCGTAGTCGTCATCGTACCAGGCACCCGGCGCGGGCGCCGCGAGCGGGCCGGCCTTGGCCTGCCCGACGCGCTCCGTCAGTTCGGCGACGGCGGTCTGCGCGTCGCGGCGGCTGAGGGCGAGCGGCTGGTTGAACAGCTGCTGCGAGAGGAAGGACAGGTCCATCACTGGGCCTCCGGGTCGGTGATCGTCTCGGTCGCCGTCTTCTGCGCCTCGCCGTTCGGCATGATCCCGGCCCAGGAGGGGAGCGGCACGCCGGCGGCCTTGAAGCGCTTGATCGTCTGCGCGCGCATCTCGATCATGTCGTCGCCGTCAATGCCCTGCTCGGCGCAGAGCTCGTCGTAGTCCATGAGCGCCGAGTCCATGCCGAGGATCGCCCCTTTCACCTCGTTCACCGGATCGATCCAGCCGCGCCCCGGGCCCACCATCTTGGCGCGGGCGTAGGCTTCGCGGAACTCGGCGAAGTCGGGCGCGCCGTTCGGCATGGGCAGGTCGTCGAGTTCGTGCGCCTCCTCGACGAAGCAGGCGATCACGGGTGCGGCGAAGCCGGTGGCGAAGTCGTCGCGGCGGCGCGTCATCGTCTTCCAGAACTCGAGCATGGCACCGCGCGCGCTCGAGTAGTTGACGTCCGACCAGTCGTTGGAGACCTGCTGCGCGGACAGTCCCGCCGCCTGGGCGACGTTACGCAGCACCGCCTTCTCGAACGCGGCGAAGTTGCCCGACGGCCGCTTGGCGTCGAGCTGGCGCAGCGTCTCGCCAGGGAACATGCTCGGCAACTGCCCGCCGACGCCGGCGATGCGGATCTCGGACTCGTCGTGATAGTCGCGACGCCCGTTCTGGTAGGCGGTCAGGTTCTCGCCGCCGCTCAGCGCCTGCTCGACGAAGTCGTGATCGAAGGGGCTTTCGATCCAGGCGCCGAAGATGGCGTTGAGCAGCGCGGCGTCGAGCTCGGCGACGTCGTAGCGGATGAGCATCTTCAACCGCTGCATGACCGGTGTGAGAATGCCGGCGCCGCCGCGGTGCTGCCCGGCACGGTCGCTGTCGAAGTCGTGGACCATCACCGGACGGCCGAACTCCGTCTCGCGCGGGATCACGTCCCAGATCACCGCGTCGCCGGCCGAGAACCAGTCGCCCTGATGCGCGCGACGGATCGAGTAGCCGGTGGTCACGCCGTCGTCGTCGAGCACGCACCCGCCGCGGATGTTCTTCTGGTCCCAGCCGTAGGTAGGATTGCCCAGCCGGTCGGGATCGATCAGCTGCATGGCGGTGGCGTAGCGCGCGCGGCCGTAGCCGCACCGCTCCGGCCGCCACTGCATCATCGCCAGCGCATCGCCGTCAATGAGCTTGTGGCGGAAGGCGACGCGGAACATCTGCGGCACGGTCAGGCGGCGCTGCACGTCGCTCCAGTTGCCCAGGCTGTTCGCCCAAGTCCGGTAGCTCGCGTCCAGCGCCTTCGAATACTCATAGGCCCAGGCAGCATCGAAGCCGCTGATGCCGGTGAAGTGGGCGAGCGCCTTGAAGTCCGGCTTGAAAATTGGCCGGAAATTGGCGCCGACGGCGTTATCGAGCACGCGCGTGATCGCGCCCGACGCCCAGCCGTCGTTCCGGACCATGTCGCGCATGCGCGCCACGATCGTGTCGCGCCACGGGTTGAGCTCGCCGTCGGGCGACCAAAGGTAGGGCCACCACTCGGCGGTATGCGCGCCGTTGAAGGCGGCGGCATCGTAGGGGACGCTTGAGCCGCCCACGAGCGCGCGCGCCGGGGAGGGCTTGCGCGACATCGGTCGACCGGCAGCGTCCAGGATCTGCGGCACGCCCGCCGCCGGCGCGTTCACAGGTAGCGAAGCCGAGCGGCCCGGCGCGGCCGCGCGATCCCGAGCGCGATCTGCAGCTGGCGGATCAGCGCCGAGCACTCGCCGATCGTCACCGACTTGCGCGTCACCGACTTCGCGCCGTCGCCTTGCGCGTAGGAGAGCGAGACGGCGCGCGCGCCGGTCTGAAGCTCGATCATCGCGGTCTGCGCGGCGGTGAGCGCCGTCACCAGCTGCTCGCGGGACATGCCGTCGAAGAGGCTCATGGCTGTCTCCGTCTCGCGAGCATGGCGCCCATCGACTTCTTCTTCGCCGCGGCGGGCTTGCCAACTTTGATGACGTTGACGGGCGGCTCGCCCGTGACGGCAATCGGCGCTATCGCCGCCGGCGACCCGTCCGCCATGACGACCGGCGTCGCGACCGCACCGACCTCGTCCGCCCGGCGGTTGAGCTTCAGGCCGAAGTGGGTCAGCCCCGCCAGCGCGGCGTAGGCATAGACCCGGCAGTCGAGCGCCTCATTGCGCAGGCCGGATGGGCAGATCCAGATGAGCCGCTTCGACCGCTTGTCCGGGACCAGCTTCTCGGCGGTGAGCTGCGCGAAGTAGGCGACATCGCGATCGGCCGGGAAATGGAGGTAGCCCGGGCCCGGCACCTTCGCGAGCAGCCGCTGCCGGATATTGTCCTTCGCCGCGTTCACGCCGATCGTGAAAGGCTGGTAGCTGCGCCGCGTCCGAGTAAGCGGCATCTTCGCGGGCCAGACGGGCTTGCGCTGGCCTGCCGTTTCCGGGTCGCCGCGAATGCCCCAGATGCGCCGGCCGATGCGCTCCTTGGCGAACTGGTAGACCGCCTCCGTCCGACCGCCGCCGGTGTCGATGCACGCCGCCATCACCTCGAAGGTGCGGCCATCGGCGCGCACCCAGAGCATCTTCAAATAGTCGTCGAGCCGCTTCCAGACGCCGGGATCGTTCGGATCGCCCGGGAACACCTCATAAGCGAGCGACCAGCTCTCCTCGTCGCGTCCCCAGCCGACCACCTCGATCTCCAGGCGGTCGTTCTGCGTGTCGATCCCGGCGGTGATGACGGCAACGCCATCAGGCACCTCGGCCGGGTAGACCTCGCGGCGGCTCGCCAGCGTGTCCGCATTCAGCTCGGCACCGGCGGCGCGGCGGTGCGGCTTACCGCGCTGGGTGTTGTCGAACTTCACCCGCGCGTCGGGGGTGTCCTTCCAATCCAGCCACTTCTTCGCGATCTTCGGCGGGCTATCACGCTCCCACGGGCTGAATTCCTTGCCGGCCGTGAAGCTCGCATGTTCGTTGTCGACCGGCCACGCGCCGCACTGCGAGCACCGCGCGCGATAGACGGCATGTCGGGGCCCGACCCACCAGTCCCAGACGGAGGCAACCGCATCTGCGGCCTCTGCGCCCACCGACGTGCGCCAGGTGCCGGCGTATACCTCGAGCGGATCCTGGTAGGCTCCGCAGCAGCGAAAAGCCTTCGTCTGGTGCCAGCGGGCCGTCTGGAGCGCCTGGAGCCGTTCGGCTTCCGACCAGGTGCAACCGCAAGCCTCGCAGTGGACCTTCGCCGTTTTAGGGAGGTGGGCAGTGACCTTCCCGTGTTCGTCGAGCTCCTTGTCCCATTCTATGTGGGCAAAGAACTCGAGGAACTGCCGATGCGAGCAGTGCGGACAGGCGACGGAGGCTTTCCGCTGGTCGCCATCCAGGTAGCTCGTCTCAATCGCGCTCTCGCCCTCAATCGTCGGCGAGCAGGCGCGGATCGACTGCGCACCGACGAAGGTGCCCATGCGCTCTTCGGCGAGGCCGACCGCGTCGCCCTCGCGGGTGACGACATACTTGTCGATCTCGTCGCAGAACACGCGCTTGATCGGGCGGCGCGCGACGTTGTCTGGGCTGCCGGCACCCTCGATCGCAAGGAAGCCGCCTGGGAACGACTTGTAACGGATCGTCTCGTCGGGGTTACGGGTCTTCCGCGTGCCGACCAGCCGCCGCAGCACCGGGGTTGCCCGAATGAGCGGCGTGATTCGCTCCTTCGAGAATTGCTCAGCCGCATCTTCCTTCGGCTGAAGCATTAGCATCGGCGAGGGATCGAGGTGGGCGAAGAACCCGAAAGTGTTCTCGATCAGTGCCGTCTTCATGAGCTGCGTGCAGACCATGACGGTGACGGTGGCGACGCCGGGCTCGGTGACGGCCAGCATGGGGCCGCGCGCGATCTCCACGTCGCTTGTGCGCCACTTGCCGGTAGTAGATCCCGCGCCGGCAGCCTTCTTCCGAAAACGGTCCGCCCAGTCCGGCACGGTCAGATAGGGCGGAGGGGTGAGGCCCTTCCGCCACGCACGGTCTAGCCGCTCATTCTTCGTCAGCGTCCGCGAAGTCCGCTTCGGGCTCCCCGAGGTCTGCGAGCTGCTGCTGGACATGCTCTTTCAGCGCCTCCAGCACCGGCTCCACCGGCACGCCCAGCTTGGCGGCCATGAGCGGCGCCACGCGGTTCGGCCAGTTCAGCCAGGCGTCGCGCAGGTTGCGCGCCTGTTCGAACAGGACGGCTTCGGCCACCTCCAGATCGACGACGTCGCCGGCCTCGCGGCGAGCGGCGAGCAGGTTCTTCGCTGCGAGCCCATTTTCCTTCACGCGCTCGGCGTGGGCAACGCTCGCGAAGCGGCCTGCCAGCACCTCGGCGATGAAGTCCTCGTCGGTGAGCGCGGCGGCGTCGACGGCATCGTCGGCGCCGTCTGCGGACCCTGCCGCAGCTCGCGCGCCGGCGCGTGCCGCTGGTGCGGACATTTGCGCGGTGTCCGCACCTGTGTCCGCACCCTCCGCAGCGCGGCGATTGCTGCGCCGCCAGCCGCTTCGCGCGAGAGCCGCGTCGAGCTTACCATCGGCGGAAAGCCGCAGTTTTCCCTCACTTATTGCACGGCGCACCAGCTTGTCGCTGCATCCGTCAAGGCGCGCAAACTCACGGATCGAGACCATGCGCAGGGGTGCGGACATTGCGGGTGCGGACCCCTTTCAAACTTCGTAGCTGGTGGCAGTCCGGGGTGCGCAATTACCCGCGTCTCAGGAGGGGCAGGAAGGACCCAAAAGGTCAGGAGGGGCGGCGAGCCCCGGCCGAGGAGGCCGGGCGGGCCGCTCCGTCGGGGGTGCGGGTGACAGGGCCCCCGCGCGCGGCCCGGTCGGCGGCCTGCGCCCCGGCCTGGCCGTCGATGAGGGTGCCGGCGGTGGTGGCGCCCACTTGCTGCCCACGCGCGTCACGCATCGCGGTGTCGACCGCCTTGGAGGCGTTGGTCGCCATGTAGTCGCTGGGCTGATCGAGCGTCATGCTCACCTCGCAGTGGTCAGCGCTCGGCGCATGGCGGTGTCGAATTCGCGAGCGGCGTTGCGCTTCAGGTAGGCACGCGCTCGCTCGTAGAACGGCAGGTGCTTTGGCGCCGCCGTGGTGTCCTCGAACTGGATCAGCAGCTTCAGCGGCTGGGCCGCCTTGAGGATGCGTCCGCCGCGACCGAGCTTCGCGGGCGTACCGCGCTGCCACACGCCGCTGATCGTCTTGCCCGCCTTCGTGGTCACCTTGCCGACAAACACGCCGGGCTTGGCGAGCAGCGTCTTCAGCTTGTTCTTCGGCAGGTTGCCGTACTGGTTCAGCCCGATCTCGCGCGGGGCGAGCATCCCGCGCTTGCTGCCGAGGAAGCGATCACCGCCGTTGATGTAGGGCGCGATATACTGCGCCTGAATGTCCTTCACCGCGACGAGCGCGACAGGCTTCGACTTGGTCGCGACCTCGATGCGGAAGGCATTACGCGTGAACGGCGTCGGCGTGTCGAACGTCTGCTCTACCGCCGCCTGCTCCTGTTCGACGACGCCCTTGGCGAGAGCGTTCAGAGCAAGCGATGTCGCGAACGGCACCTGCTTGGCGCCGAGATCGACGAAGGCACGCTGCAGCGGCTTGAGGTCAGCCTTGATGGAGACGCCGATCAGCGGCCGCGTCCGCGCACCACCGCTCGCGCCTCTGCACAGATTCGCTCGACCTCGGCGATCCGACGCTCGGCAAACTGCAGCGAGCGCGCCGGCTCGGCGAAGTCGAAGGCGACAGCGTGTAGGTCGGATGCGAGGCGTTCGAGCTGCTGCGCCTGCTGCATGCACGCCTCACGGTGTTGGTTGCGGCGGCGGGACTTGAACCCGCGACCTCCAGCTTATGAGGCTGGCGAGCTACCGGGCTGCTCTACGCCACGATAAACGGTCATGCCTTCGGACTTGGGCGCCAGCACATGCGGGCGCGCCCTACGCGGATTGGGGTTCCATCAGGCTTCGCCCGGTGACCCTAGTCCACCAGCTCCATGCCGGTGACCCGCTGCCGATCGTGTCGGCCTCCGATGTTCTCCGCCTGTACTGCATTTTCAAGCAACTGCCAAGCCTTCACGGTGACGCTCAGCGTGCCACCGAAGGAGACGCGCGCATTGCCGCCTTGCACGAATTCAACGACACCCTCCAACCCAGCGAAAGCGCCCTCGGTTGGCTTCACGGTGTGGCCGATGGCGACCGTGCGCCGCATCGCGCGTGGCTTCGCATCGTCCTCGGATCGGCGTAGGCGCTCAATCTCCAGCTCGCCGACGATGGGCACGCGATCACCGAGGCGGAAGATGGCGAACCGGGCGTGCGCGCTGCTCGGAAGCGACAGCTCGCGCACGAGATCAGGCAGGTGGCAGGCGCGCACGAACACGAAGCTGGGCACCAGCGGCTCGTCGTGCTCGCGATAGCCGGATGCAACCAAGCGTCGCCCGCGCGGCAGCCGGCGCTTCACCGTGCGCTGTGGCGTCCACGCCTCGACGCCTGCCTCGCTCAGCGATTTGGCGAGCGTCAGCGTATGCCGGCTGTTCGTCCGAACGATGCACCATCCCGCACCGTCGCGATCGCGCCGACGAACTGCCGACAGCCGCGCCGCGCGCGCTCGCGGGCTCGGTCCGCGCGCCTCACCGTACCTCGTGTCTGCCTTCCCCATGATCCACCCGCTACTGTTTGAAGCATACGTTGTTCGCTGTGTGTTCGCTATGCCGCCTGAGCGGATGCGACGGCATCGGTGCTGCCGATCGGCTTGGCGCGCCCGCGCGACAGGAGGCGCCGCCGCTCGTCCACTGCCCCCTGCGCCTCCTCCCGCGTCAGCCCGAGCGCGACATAGTCGTCGATCGTTGGCTCGGGCCGGCTGGCGGGTTCAGCGCGCGGCGCGGGCGTGACGGGCAGCCCCTGCCCGCGCAGAATTTCGGCGGCCTGGTCGGGGGTGCATACCTCGACCGGCGCCGCTTGTTCGCGCCGGAGCGTCGTCGCAAGCCAGCCCAGTGCCGCGCGCTCGCCGCGCCGCCTCGCCCACGGTGCCTGCGCCGACGCCATGATGGCCGCCACGATCTTCGCCGGGTGATCGACCGACGCACGCGCCACGCGGATGCCGCGATAGAGCAGATCGCCCGGGATGCCGCGCAGCGCGTCGGCGGCGGCACCGAGCCATTCCTCGCGATCGGCTTGCGTCAGCCCGGCTGGTGCCACCATCGCGAGCACCGGCGTGAGCGCGTCGATAATCAGGTCGGGCGGTGAAGACACGAGCAGCGCCTCGGCTTCAGCAACCGCCGCCGGCACCAGCGCCGCGGCATCCGCGCTGACGAGGCCCATCAGGTCCGCGTTCCGCTGCTCAGCCGCCAGCCATGCGGGCGAGGACGTTATCGCGCGCAGCGATGGTGCGTCCACGGGTCGGGTCGGAAGCGTGCCGGTGCGGGCGATCGCGATAGCGTTCATCTTCGGTCCTCAGCCAGTTCTGCCAGGCCTGCTCCCAGTCGAGCTTCCGGCCCTTGCCGTTCGTGTCGGCGGCGTTCGCGGCCCA